GCCTTACCTAAATCACTTTCAATACCAACTGCCGTAATCATGGCACCAGTCAGGTCGGAAATATTCTTCAGTCGTTCTTCTTTGATTCCATATTCTTTGGTTATCTGCTCGTCTTTTATTTTTTGTGAACTATCTGCATAACGTCTTTCAGCCTGAGCCTTAAGAACTTCATTGCTATCTGAATCCAGAAGATCCTGAGCCAATTGCGCTTTGTTTTTAGCGCTATTAGCCACCCATTTTTGTTCATCACTGTAGGCCCCTGCTTCCTGAATTAAAGCCTTATTCATTTGTGCCTGAATCAAACCGGCCTGACTTAATTTATTCGTAGTTTCAAGATGTTCCTTTGTTTTTTCAACAATGGTTGCATTGACCTTTTCATTGTATAAAACCTCCTCTTTCTTTAACTCGGCCCGGACAATGATCTGCTTTTTCAAACTGATCAATTCATTTTTCCACCGTAACTCTTCAATAGCTTTTTCTTTTTCAATTTTATCCTTCAGATTGTCAATTTTAGCCTGGTCAAGCGCGTTTTCAGCATCCAGCATATGCTGTTTAAAAGCTTCACTCTGAGTGACCAATAACGTATTAAAAGCAGCCACCGCCTCTTCGTAAAGCTTTCCCCCTTTTTTAAAGTTGTCAATTTTACTTTTCTGGAATAGAAATTCCTGGGCAACAAGCTGCGCTTTATATTGCTCATCGGTGGATAATCCCAGCATATGATTCTCATTGATCAGCGCAATTTGCTTACTGTTCTCAGCCTGCAGTCGTTCCAGAATCTTTTTATTTTCTCTGTCCTCTAGCTTATCTTCCTTATCCTGAAGAGCAGAATGAGATTTCCCCAGTTCTTTTAACGCAGCAATTTCCTTTTCAATGGCTTCCACTTTTTGATTTCTAAAAATCAGTTCTTTTTTAGTAGCACCAGGTAACTCATTGGCAGCTTTAAGTTCACGCTCTTTTAATAAAATCAAATCACTTCGTTCAGTGCCTTTAGAATGATCAACCGGTTCATTAACCCGCGTTTCAATCAGATTCTTCTTTTTCATATTTAATAGATTGATCTGCGCATCAGTCAAATCAATCTGATCCTGATAAAATTTAATCTCATCTTTTTTATCACTCTCCCGGGACAATTTTAATTTTGCATTATAAATATTCCGTGAAACCAATTGGGCAGCTAATTGCTGATCTATACCACCAACACTTTTATTAAGCTTGTCCTTTTCACTCAATTTAACCATCGTTTCAGCTAGCTCTACCTGTTTCTTTTTATAATCAGCAAGGTTTCCATTTAACTTAATGTACTCTGCATTAAGGACTGTAACCTGAGCATCCGATTTTTTATCACCAACAAGGTATCGTTGTTTTTCAATAGCTAAAAGTTCATCTTCGATGACCAATTTACGTTCCTCCGCTTTTATCGAAGCATTGGTAATGGCATCGCTACTGGCTCGCAGTGCCACATATCTTAATTTCTCATCGTATTGCGTATTTACATCCTTTAATATGGTTCGTAATTCACTATTGGTAATTTTTTCATTCGTTATAAATGATAATAAACCCGGATATTTTTCTTTCAATTTATCAATTAAAATACCTCTCATCTCTTCCCCTTCGTTGGTCCGGAGAATCATACCAACCATCGCATTTAAATTATTCTTTTCAGTAATAATATCACCCGAATATCCGGCCATTAGGGATTTCTCTTCTTTTAAAATGTTATTTGAAACATTTGCAGCCTCAGCAGCTTCTTTCTTTTTCTCAATATAATACTGAAGCGCTGACGCGCCTGCAATAATTAACCCTGTTATTAAGCCAATTGGATTTAATTTCATGGAAGCCGTAAGGGTTCTCATTGCAGCGGTAGCCCCTTTTAAATTACCGGTAATAAGCATCAGGGAGGCTGCCCATAATTGGCTGGCAACTGCTGATATGGTAGTCATAACAGCCTGAGCTTTTTGCATGATAATCTGTAATAAGGTAGCCTGGTTCGCTCTGCCTTGCCATAAAGTCTGCAACTTAACAGCCACAGAATATCCAATAATTGCTAATGTGGTCGTAATTATTACCCTTCCGTAAGTACCAAAAGCTTCGATCATAAAGATCAAACCTTTTAGAAACATACCAAAATAACCGGTAACAGTATGCATCGCCGGAGTTAGTTTACCACCTAACTCATTGGCGATATTGGTAATCCGGTTCCCAGCCTGGGCAAGCTTCGCATTGTTGTTATCGGAATTAACAGCAGCCTGCCATAAAGCAATATTAGTTCCCGTGACCGCTTTGGTAAAATAGTCCACACGGTCAATATTACTGGTTAAAATAGTTCCAACAGTAATATTTCGCTTTCCAAAAACTTCAATCAATTTACCATCACGTTCAATAGCATCACCACTACCATCCATCTTGGCTCTTAATTCCACAAGCGCATCCCGAACATTGAATATTCCACTGGCATAACCCAGGTGTGCCGCTTTTAAACTAATCAAGGAAGCTTTTAATTGTGTTCCCGCCTGTTCTCCTTTTAACTGACGTTCCCCCAAGGTTTCCAGAATACCGACCGTTTGTTCGAGGGTCAAATTGGAATTATAAGCCACGGTACCAACAGTAGACATAGATTTGGTAAGATGTTCCACCTCCGCACTACCGGCCAAAGCGCCAGCCCCAAGAACATTGATAATTCTTTGAGATTCAACAGCTCCTAGATTAAACTGATTCATTGAAGCTGCAACCGCATTAATAGCCGGTTCCATCTCCATTTTTGAAGCAGCAGCAAGAATCAAAGCTTGCTTAGTCACCTGAACAAGATCTTCTTTATTTTGTAAAAGTTCCGGTCGGGCCGATCCCATCTTGGTAAACGCATCAACAATATCCTGTGCGCTCTGAGTAACCCGGATACCCCCTTCAAAAGTAGTTGTACTTAATAGTTTTGCCTGATCTGCCAACCATAGTAAATTTTTACCAGATAAACCGGTAAGCGCCGAAAGATTGGATACCCGCTCTTCAAAATCATTGTGAACTTTAACCAATGCCTTAAACCCAAGGACTAAACCAACAACAGCAGCAGTACCGGCCTGAAGCATGGAAAAATACCGATTGAATGAATCTCCCATTTTTGCCAAACTCCATGATTTACCAATAGCAGCAACCTGCTGGTTATGGTCTGCCATAATTCCTTTTAATTCCCTGATCCCCTTGGCATGGTTTATATATTCCTTGCTTCCAATGATCATCCGGGCCTGCTCATTATTCATCTTCGTCATTTCGGATCGAATACTTTTAAGATCATTCGAAATCTCTTTCCCATTGATGTAAAAACTAATCCTACGATCGTAAGTTGCTGCCATTCGCTTTGTTTTTGGCTAAGTTACCGGGATGGATAGAGGAAGGAAAGGACAGATTAAATATGATCGTATTGAATTAAATAACATACATTTAATTTAATTGGGAATAAATTACTTTGTATTTTTACAAAAAATAATACGCAACATCGTTTCGTATAAACAGCTTGCGTAGGAAGCAATATGGAAGGTTTTAGCGTGTATAAAAATGAAGCGGTCAGTTTAAGTGCAGCTTGAGAAGGCATCTGGTTATAAGAAGAATGAATTTTCTGATTTTATTTTACCAATAAAATTGAAGATACTATAATATGTTCGGACTATTGCAAAATAGAAAATTAACTACAGAGGAGAATTATGATTTCCGCATAAACTACTGTGGAACTTGCAAAACAATAGGCAAACTATATGGACATAAAGAAAGAGTACTGTTAAACTTTGATGTTGTTTTCCTTAGCGAATTATTAGCGACAGTAAATAATTGTAAAGAGGACTTCATTTACATCAAACCTTTTACTTGCTGGACATTACCAGAAAAAGAAGAGCAAATTCCACATTTTCTAAAATACACTGCATCAATAAACATTTTGCTTGGACATTTCAAAATTGTAGACAACATAAATGACTCTAAGCAAAAATTAAATATCTGGACATTATTTAAATACTTAACCAATTCAAATTTTAAAAGTGCAAAAAAATATCTAATCGAACAAAACCTACATGTAGATATTATTGAAAAACAAGTACTTGAACAATTTAATCGTGAAAAGCAAAAGGTTATATTTCCAGATTTCTATGAAACATTAAGTTATTACTCAAATCAAACAGCGCAAATTACTGGATTGGTATTTAAACAGAGTGTTGCAAGATTTAATGACGAACAATTATCAAAAACCTTTTGGAAGATCGGGGCAAATTTTGGAAAAATTGTGTATCTTATAGATGCAATTGAGGACTATGAGAAAGATAAAAAGAGAAGAGGGTTCAATTTATTTCTACTTTACAATCTGACTGACAAATCAAATTTAATTGAGTCAGCTGCATCATTTATTTATGAACAACTTGATAGAATTAAGAAGTCTATTTACCTCCTGCCAATTCCTGAAACTAAACAAAAAACATTTATTAATAATCTTCTTTTGAATATTAATAATAAAATTGCACCAAAAAAATGTTGTTCTACTTTGAAGAATTGCACAAACAAAATTTTTTCAATAAAAGAGCGCTATCAATTTGCAATTAACACAGCCAGAATCATTTCACTGAAAAGGAAAAACATTATTATTCGCTATTTATCTTTTGCTATTCTTACTTTTTCATTACTTTTTCTTTTTATCTTATTCCCTCATTTGATTCCTGCTGAAAACCATGCTCTCTATAAAGCCGACTGTTGCAGTAATTTTTTTGAATGGGGAAACCATTGCTCTTGCTGTGGTACATGTTGTGGTTTTTGCTGTGATGGATGCATTAATGATTGCTGTAAAGTAGAAGGCAGTAGCGATACTTGTTCAAATGGCCATGCTGCGACAGATATGGCGAATGGATGCCCATGTGCAAGTTGTTGTGGTTGTATGTGCTTAATTGGGCTATGTGGCGGTTGTGCTGGAGGTGCTTCGGAGGGACCAAAAGTTATTGTAAAGGTAATTCAAGCTCCTGCAAAAGGGTGTTGCTAATAATGTCTATGATTTGAACTGCAACTAACGCGCATAGGGTTTTGAAAAAGGTTTTAAATTGACTTTGTGCTACTTGTGACAATTTCGGGGTTCGTCAAAGCAGAGTAGTTTGAGAGATTTTTATAGCCAGAATATCAAAAACGTAAAACAAATATTGATAATTCAAACAACCGAAAACCTAACCGCTAACAGCAAAATTCCCGCAAGTCGGGTTTCTGTGCTTCGTTGACAGAAAATTGGTATTTGAAAAGCAACTATTTGTAAGAAGTTCATCGGTTAACTCCTGCCCTGCGAGACGTTATTTAATTATTTAATAACCAACCTAGTAGCATTGATCACCGCATCAGCATTAACCTCTTCCAGATCCTTCACGAGCTCAGGAATCAACTGTTTAATGATCGGATTAAACCACTCAACAGGTCTTCTTGTTACGGCAGGACTTACAGATTTGGCTGTCCGGGTCACAACACCTCCAGACATTTTATAACCTCTGCCAACTCCCTTGTGAACAAATATTCCATGCCGCTCAAAAACCAGTGAAGCCCTGTCTATAACCCCGTAATTTTGCTTCGTTTCTGATTTTAAACTTGCAGTAAGCTTTTTCTCAATACGATAACGTTTGGAAACCGTTCCGGCTTTTCCATGAGTAAACCCACTGGTCGATTGTTGCAATCTTCCCTGGACAAGGCGTAACCATTTCCGTACAATTTCATTTTGTTTTTGCGGATCAACCCCTGGAGCTTGCTCGGCACCAATACCATTACTACCACTTTTAATAACTGCCATCTTTTTACGCTTATTCTGTTATCCAAATCGTATTCTCCCTTGCAGCTGTTAATGGGGATGAAATTGTAAATGTGCACCTGATACCGTAATTTCTATCCTGTTCATTGGCCAATAAACTATATTCCACGGAACCAATTTTAAAATCCTTGATTGTTTTGTTGAAACTATCCCTCTTATCCCTTTTAATACGAATCAGTATATCATCTGCGATGTTCTCCAGATTATCCCATACCAGGTGTATTTGATCAAAATCTCCAATATCATTTACATGATCCAGCAGAATGAAAGCACCGGAACGATTCTTCAAAATATTATCTCCAAGATCATCGGTGAAGTCGCACCGGTAACTTTCCAAAATCAAAGCAGGGTAATTAATATTTTTCAGTCCTGACAAAACCTCTTCAATCTCAAACCGATAAAAATGTTTTTCGTTAGCCTTTTGACCTATACCCTTGTGTTTTGATGCAATATCCTTGAAATATTGAACCAGATCAGAAAATTTTATATCCATAGCATTAAAATTAATCAACCTTTAATCCTTCAATGTATTTACGTGTCATAAATTTAAGGACTGCATGAATAGGTAACTGTGCATATGAATCACGGTGAATCAAATCATCCCCAACAATTGATTCAAACAATTTAACCCATACTGAACTCACCATCTTTTTAGTAATCTCCTGGTCACCCTGGTTTTTTCCTTCAGTAAAAACCATCGGGTATCTTAGTTGCATCCAGCGGATCACCATGGAATAATTCAACGCAATAGCTTTTAATTTTATCCTGCTGCATTTATTTAAAAGCAAACTTCTCTTTTCAATACCTTCAGCTGAGAAGGTTTCTTTCTTTCCTAAATATAGCGCACCAACAAACCGAATAAGCGATTCATTATCCGGTTCCCTAACCCATTCATTGTAATAACTTTCACAAAATATAAATTGTCCGAAAGTCATCCCGTTCAATTTATCTTCAGGAGCAAAAAGATTCAACCCCTTAATTTTCTTTATGAAAAAAATATGTGTGCATGGTTCAACATCACTCAGAAAATTAAGCAGATTACACAACTTAAAATTTATAAAACGATCAAGTCTAATCAGTAACTTAGGTTTAATTCCAGTAAAACATTCAATAAAATCAACACCATTAATATCCTGGCATTCATTTAATAGGACAATTTTGATCAATTGATCAGCATTAATCTCACTCCATGATTCAGGAATATTACTTTTCAGAATCCGTTTGTAAATCAGTCCCGGGTACCGGATTTCAATGGTAATCACTGCCAGAATGTTTTTTTGCCGGTATTATCTCTTCTGAAAAGTTTACCTGTCGTTACTGTTGCTTCCGGCCATATTTCTTGATTCTGCTCAAGATAGGTTCTTAACTGGTCCAGATAAGCTTCACCAATACTCCGGTTTCTTGCAACCAGGATACCAATTCTTTTTTCATTGGTGGGTAACCATTCACCGGTATTCACGTTACCTACCTTAGTGGAAGCAAAGTAAAGCCCGTTATCTGTCAGGTCCGCTCCGCTCTCTTCCATCAATAAAGCACTAGCCAGAAAAGCCAATGGCTTTTGAATATAAGGAAGGATATTTTTCACCCGGGTTGAAGGAACATCTTTACATATTTCACTTTTAACAGATAGATAAACAACCTCTCCCAGGGTACTTCGGATTGAAGTTTCCTCAATGTAACTCAGATGTGCCTTCATCCGTAAAAAAGTTAACCGGCTGCTATTTATAAATACAATCCGGTTAAACTGATCAGTTGTTTGAATGATCATGCTCCGGAACTGGCTGTAATTTTCCGATTGCCGGTAATCTTCAAATTCTGCAATGTTACTTTCAAGAAATTCCAATACATGATCTAACTGATTAAACCCACAGCTTTTTAGGTAATTTTTTAAGTTATCTTCCTGGTAACGGTATAATCCTTTAACGGTATCACTTTCAATACGCTTAAAACCACCATCTGAAACATGAGAATTAAGCACATCAAATCCAATCCAATAGGCCAAATGTATAACTGAGGACTGCATAAGCTTCAATAGTTCACTTATAAGTGAATTATCAGTAACGCCGGAACCGGTTCCATTTTTACCGTTATACATCAATACCATATCATTGTATAACTCTCTTCCGATAAGCGGAATCAGGAAATCCTGTTCCGCTATCCGTATATGAGGTGCCAATGAATCAAATTCGGCGGCCTTGGAGATCGGAATAAATTCACGAATCTCCTCCATTTTAAGATTATTCTCTTTGCTTAGTATCATGATAAAATAACTTAACTCAATGTCTTGGTAGTCCCCGCCCCGGAATCAAGGGTCGTTAAAACGGTATTTCTAAACCTCCATTCAACATCCTGTTCAGCGCCGTTGTATCGGGTATAAAGATCCAGCGGATCCAAAATATCCTGCCTGTCAAGCCAGCAGTTCGCAATATTGACTAGGTAAGCTTCCCGGATATTGCTTCCTCCCTGATTACCTGCGTATGTTCCCCCGGGCATACCGGCCCCTAACACATTGGGATTTACCATAATCGAAAACATAATCTCAGAATTGGCAGCTGCCGAAGTCACCAGGTTTTGCTCATTGTTTAATTTATTATCCAATGACTTGATAATCCATTGTTCCTCAGTCGCTCCGCTACTTGGATTGATCTCGAAGAACGTAAAGATCGGCTTCCCGGCATTTTCAGGCCCACATAGATTGGCTTCGATGTCATCCATGTACTTTTCAATGGCGATTTTCCGTAATTCAGTATCCGGATAATCCTGTGCAGGAAATTGTTTATCCCAAAAAGCATAAGGAATCTGTATGTGCCACTTCCAGGTAATCTGATTTTCATACGCTTTCTTTAAAAATGCCGGAACACTCCTGGCAATATCAATCCAGCCGGCCAAATAAGAGGCCCACCAAATAGGTTGTGAATAATACTCCCCGTTCCCCCAGCTATCCTTGATCACATAGATAAAGGATTTGCCTCCGGTCCTGTTACCCCATCTTCGTTGATTCAGATCATAAACCGGATCGTATTCATCCAAAACGTCCAACACCTGATATTGCGATTCTGCCGGACAGTCAGGCCATTTACCCGACACAACGCATTTTTCGATTACTCCAAACTCATTGGCCACACTCAGCCGGCAATACTTGGCATTGATAGTATTAATACCCACGATTTGATCACCAGCAGCATTCATCATGATCTGAACGAATGCACAACCAAACTTAAGGTAATCCCTTAATGCTTTCGACAAATACCGACGCACAATCCTTGAATTAGCAAACCCAATCAAGGACTTATCCGTAACCCGCTGTAAAACCTCATTGCCTGATTCGTCGTAATCCAAAACCTTACAGGCAAAAATTCCCTGACCTAATGTGAAATTGCGTGTAAACTTTAATCCGGTATTCAGTACGCCAACAGAGTTTATGATCGCTTCTGCAATAGTAGGAAAGTCATTGTTTCCGCTCCAGTCAGATACCCAGATGCCACCAACAAGGAACTTATCTTCATCAGGATTTTTAGGCTGTGAAGTTTTCTTTAACTTCTCAACCGGCGCACCAGTCGTTGTTGCCTGGTAACTATTACCGTAAGCAATTAAAGGAACACCACTTTTATTAAATAAGATCTCTGCCATTATAGTTTGAGTTGTTTACCATTCCATTCGATTATACTATCAATGTGAACCGGAGTAACATGACCATTCGCCTTGTTGTCTTTGTCAACAGGCAAAACACCACGCATCCGCTTATCACTCATGTTAAAGCGTAATCCGGAAGCAACAGCCCTTGGATAAAAAACTAGCTCCCCGCTTTTTTTTATAAACTTTATCGAGAAGACAACCTGATTACCATCAGGATCTTCTTTTACCTGGAATTCTTTTAAGGCTTCATACCTTCTGATCAGTGGTTTTGATTCCATTCTTACAATTTTAGGACTAAAAATATTATTCAATTCGTATCTGTTAAAGGACAAATAAACTGGACGCCAACCAAGTCAGATTTTCTTCCTCTTACTTCGTAATTCGTATAGGACTCACTTTATTTTAAAGTTTTTCTTCTCTTTTTTTATTATGAACTATTTATTTACATTATGTTAATATCATATATCCTATCGAAACTCTTTGAGCCCCGACGACCCGGATAGGTCATTGGGGGACTTCTAATTCTGTGGGGGCAAATTTCAATATGAAATTTGCCCCCACAGAATTAGAAGATAAAGTTTTAAGAAATAATAAACCAAACTCCAAATAATGGAGTTTTTCTGCAATTCTTCTTTTTTAAAGAAAGAATTTTTTCAAAATCCTTTCTTTAAATATTCCTATTTATTCATATATTATGTAAATTGTGAATGCAATATTTTATTCATTTAATATTCTTTAATTTTCAACTGGCAAAAAGAAACGAAAAACAAGTTACAGTTTAAAGTGTAAATGGTTACTCATTCTTGGCCAAATTTATTGATCGCCGGGCGGAAAAGTAAAGGGCCGTCCGGCTATACTATGACAAGTTTTGTCATACCGCCTCCCGGCACTTCGTGCTTGGTCACTTTCTTAAAATCAACATTTATACGTGTGCCGAAACTGACATTTGCCCTTGACAGAATCCGCCTGGCTCAATCTTTATTGCCCAATAAAGTTTAACCGGCGTGCCTGATGCCAAAATAAGTCCGTAAGGTAAACGGCAAAAAATACATGAACAAACAAGATTTGTACGAAGTCGTTACTCAAAAGATTATCGACTTGCTCGAAACCGGGGTCGTCCCCTGGCAGGTCCCATGGAGATCCGCAAACGGAATGCCCCGTAACCTGATCTCGCATAAACCTTACAGAGGAATCAATCTATGGATGCTTATCTGTAAACCTTATGAACTTCCATTTTACCTTACTTTTGAACAGGCACATGCAGCCGGTGGAACAGTACGAAAAGGTGAACATGGTACCATGGTTGTCTTTTGGAAGATACTTGAAGGCAAAGAGAAAGATGGAACACTCAAGAAAACGCCATTTCTCAGATATTACAACGTCTTCAATATCTCCCAGACAGAAGGAGTAGATCCCAAACATATCCCTGCCACAGAAGCTCATGATCATGACTTCAATCCAATTGCAGAGGCAGATAAGATAATTGCAGAATGGGAAGATTGTCCACCGATTAACTGGAATTGTGATCATGCTTCCTATTCCCCGGATTCGGATATAGTTAACATGCCTCCAAAACGGACATTCTTTCACGACGAACAGATGTATAGTACACTGTATCATGAACTTATCCATTCATCCGGTCATTCTACCAGGCTTGGCAGACATGACAAAATTAAAAATCATTCTTTCGTTTCCTCTGATTATTCGCAAGAAGAATTGGTTGCCGAGATGGGTGCCGCTTTTCTTTGCGGAATAACACATATTGAGCAGCAAACCATTCAAAATAATGCTGCCTATATTAAAAGCTGGATCAGAACATTCAAAGATGATCCCAAAATTCTGGTAATGGCAGCAGCCCAGGCACAGAATGCTGTTAATTACATACTCAATCAAAAATTGGAACCTGCCCCAGTGGCTGAAATGGTTAACTAAAAGAAGGTCCTTCGGGGCCTTTTTTTGTTCATTTGTCTTTTTATAAAATGTGATTAACAACAATTAGTACTAATAAAATTAGAGTAAATGTGATTAATTTATCTATCAAATCAATCCATAATAAACATTTTTTCAGGATTGGATAACTCTATAAAAATGTAAATTTGTGGAATTAATAGCCTAAAGTAAAACAATAGATGATGGATGGACAGAGCCTAACCCCTAATAAAATTAAACTACAACAATTACAAGAACTCTTACCGGAGGCATTTAGCGACGGAAAGATAGATTGGGAAAAGTTAAAAGCCACACTAGGTGAAGATATTACCTTTAGCAACGAGCGTTACGTTTTAAATTGGGCCGGCAAAAGCGAGGCTTTTAAAGTATTGCAGGCGTCGAGCACAAGAACCCTGATTCCTGTTAAAGAAGAATCAGTAAACTTTGACCAAACTGAAAATATTTTTATTGAAGGCGAAAACCTTGAAGTGCTTAAAGTATTGCAAAAAAGTTACTTCGGTAAAGTAAAGATGATATACATTGACCCACCTTATAATACTGGAAACGATTCTTTTATTTATCCTGATAAATTCTCAGAAACCAAAGAAGAATACTTAAAACGTGTAGGAGACAAAGACGAAGAAGGCTATATGACCAAAGATGGTATGTTCCGTAAGAACAGTAAAGAAAACGGCCAATACCACAGTAATTGGCTGAATATGATGTATCCTCGTATGTTTATGGCAAAGAATTTATTGAAAGAAGATGGTATTATTTTTGTTTCTATCGATGACAACGAGGTACATAATCTGAGGTTATTGATGAATGAGGTTTTTGGGGAGGAGAATTTTATTGGTCAATTCATATGGAAGAGAAGGCAAAATGCTGATAGTAGAAATCAATCTAACGTCTCAACAGATCATGAGTATTTATTATGCTTTGGCAAACTTGATATTGTTATATTTGGAGGAAGGGATATAGATAAAACCAAATATAAAAATCCAGATAACGATGCTCGTGGGCCATGGGCGAGTATAGATTTATCTGGCTTAGCTACAATAGACCAAAGACCCAATTTACATTATGATTTAATCGATCCAGAAACTGGAATATCTTATCCACCAAATCCCAAAAGAGGTTGGTCAAAGTCTTCTTCAACAATTACATCAATGATTAGTGAGGGAAAAATATTGTTTCCAAAATCTCCTACCGGAAGACCACGAGAAAAAAAATTTCTTGAAGATCTTGAGAAAGATATCACTGGATTTTCTACTTGGCTTGACTCTAAAGATGTTGGTTTTACTACGAATGGAACCCGAGCAGTAATCAATTTAATGGGAGATAAATTATTTGATTTTCCCAAACCTACAGAACTACTTAAAGTATTTTTTAAACAAGTAATTAATGAATTTGATATTATTCTTGACTTTTTCTCTGGTTCTGGTACGACCGCACATGCTCTTATGGATTTGAACAAAGACGATGGTGGCAACCGCAAGTATATTTGCGTGCAATTACCAGAACTTTGTGACGAAAAAAGTGAAGCATTTAAAGACGGTTATAAGACCATTGCGGATATAGCCAAAGAGCGAATTCGTAGGGCTGCAGTGGTGATTAATATGGAAATACAATCTAAAATTACAGACCTTCTATCCCAGATCCAAAAATTAGAGGGTGAATTACCAACCGAAGAAGTGCTTGTACAAATCAAAAATCTTAATTCTGAAATTGAAAAACTTAAAGTTCAGGATACTGGTTTTAAAGTCCTAAAACTCTCTGACAGTAACTTTAAACAATGGCAGCAAATTATTGGTAAAGATGCCAATGCACTTGAAGAACAAATGAAACTGTTTGTTGATCCGGTTTCAGAATCTGCAACCATTGAAAATATGGTTTATGAATTGCTGCTTAAAAGTGGTAAAGACCTGAATAGCAAGATAGAGCACAAGCCGGCATCCCATAGTGATACCTTGGGGTATTATTGCGTTAACGACAATGAGTTGGTTATTATGCTTGAAATAGCCACGCAGGAGATTGTGGACTCAGTTTTAAAAGAACAACCACAAAAGGTTATTGCTTTAGACCGGCTTTTCACCGGAAACGACCAATTGAAAACCAATACTGCATTGCAAATGAGAGATGCCGGTATTGAATTTAAAACCATATAACGATGAGCATGCATTTAGACGTAATGTTGTTTCACGACCTTGCTCATATTATCGAACAAGGTAAAAATCAATTGGTCAAACAAGTCAATAGCACCATTACTTTGGTATATTGGCAAGTTGGCAAAAAAATAAACGAGCATATTCTTAATAATCAGCGAGCTGAATATGCAAAAGAGATTGTGTCGACAGTGTCGACACAATTGAAACAAGTTTATGGGAAAAGCTTTGAGGAAAGAAATTTACGCAGAATGATGCAGTTTTCTGAACTTTTTACCGATTTCGAAATTGTCTTGCCATTGGCACAACAATTGAGTTGGTCGCATTTTGTGGAATTATTGCCAATTAAAAGCAGTGAGGCAAGAATGTATTATGCACAGAAAATTGCCGAAGAGTACTGGAGCATTAGAGAAACCCGCAAACAAATAGAGCAAAAAGCTTACGAACGTGGTGAGATAGCCAATGTTCAAGTTTCATTGAATATGCCTGAATTACAACATACATTTAAAGATCCCTATTTTTTAGACTTTTTGGGGCTTAAAGAGGGATATCTCGAAAACGATTTGGAATCAGCAATCCTGAAGGAACTGGAACAGTTTATTCTGGAACTTGGCAAGGGATTTACCTTTGTTGAACGCCAAAAGCGTATGATAATCGACAGCGAAGATTTTTATTTGGATTTGCTTTTTTTTCATAGAAAATTAAAACGCCTGGTTGCCATTGAATTAAAAATCGGGAAATTTAAGGCTGCTTATAAAGGGCAGATGGAACTTTATCTTAAATGGCTCGACAAATACGATCGGCATGAAGATGAAAACAGCCCCATTGGTTTGATACTTTGTACCGGTAAAAGCACCGAACAAATTGAGTTGCTTGAAATGCATAAAGACAGCATTGTAGTTGCTGAATATTGGACGGATCTCCCCCCTAAAATCGAATTGGAACAAAAATTGCACCTGTTGCTAGTTGAAGCAAAAGAAAGAATTGATCAACGAATGGCATTGAAACAATGAAGCTAACCTTCGAATCCAATCTCCAATACCAGGATGATGCCATAAAGTCGATTACTGGCTTGTTTGAAGGTCAGCCAATGGAAGATTCAATTACCGAATATCAGTTAAATGAAAAGGCAACTTTAAGTTTGATTAACGGCGTTGGTAATAACCTGATATTGTCTGAGCAACAAATCCTTTCGAATCTTCAGATAATTCAAATCGAAAATGAAATAAACAAAGCCAATCAGCTGGATGGGATGCACTTTTCCGTCGAAATGGAAACAGGCACAGGCAAAACGTATGTGTACCTAAGAACCATCTATGAACTGTTTAAGCAGTATGGTTTCAAGAAATTTGTAATTGTTGTTCCATCGGTTGCTATCCGTGAAGGGGTTCTGAAAAACCTTGAAATTACGCACGAGCATTTCCAAAATCTGTACGATAATGTTCCTGTTCATTTTCAAGTATATGACAGCACAAAAGTCTCATCCCTAAGAGGTTTTGCAACGGGTAATAACATTGAGATTTTAGTAATCAATATTGATGCTTTTGCCAAAGATGAAAATATTATCAATAAACCGAACGATAAGTTAAACGGACAACGACCGGTTGAGTTTATTCAATCGACCAATCCCTTTGTAATTGTTGACGAACCGCAAAACATGGAAACGGAGAAACGTGCAACTGCCATCGAAAATTTAAAACCACTTTGCACGCTACGCTATTCTGCAACCCACAAAAATCAATACAATTTAACATACAGCCTTAATCCGGTTAAAGCGTATGACCTTGGTTTGGTAAAACAAATCGAGGTTGACTCCATTGTTGAAGAAAATGCATTTAATGATGCTTTCGTGTCTGTTGAATCCATTACCGCCACTAAAACAAAGGTGACAGCAAAGCTTACAATTAATTCAAACGATACAGGAGGCGTAAAGAAGAAATCAGTCGCCGTCAAAGTTGGCGATGACCTTTATAAACTATCAAATGAACGGGAAATATATTCAGAAGGCTACATCATTGAAGAAATTGATGCAGCAAATAATTGTATTTCACTTTCGAATGGCAATATCCTGTACAAAGGTGACACTCAGGGTGGTTTAACGGATGAAGTAATGAAATTCCAAATTCGTAAAACTGTTGAAGAACACCTGAAAAAAGAAATTCGGCTGAATCCTAAAGGAATTAAAGTGTTATCACTTTTCTTCATTGACCGAGTAGTAAACTATCGGCAATACGATGAAGCCGGAAATCCAGGCCATGGTAAGTTTGCGAAATGGTTTGAAGAAATTTACGCAGAGTTTGTTTCTAAATCTCATTTTAAATCATTGGATAAATTCCCGATAGAGCAAATTCATAACGGCTATTTTTCGCAAGATAAAAAGGGTAAAATGAAAGATACATCCGGCGAAACACAAGCCGATGATGATACATATAATCTGATTATGAAAGACAAGGAAAAACTATTGGATATTGAGAATCCATTGCGTTTTATCTTTTCCCACTCTGCATTGCGTGAAGGTTGGGATAATCCAAATGTTTTTCAAATCTGTACGCTAAACGAAACAAAATCAGAGATTAAGAAGCGTCAGGAAATTGGCAGAGGTTTACGTTTGGCAGTCGATCAAAGTGGCAAAAGGATTTACGACCAGAATATAAACCGACTGACTGTTGTGGCCAATGAATCTTATGACGATTTTGCCAAAGCCCTACAAAAAGAGATTGAAGACGATTGCGGAGTTGAATTTAAAGGTCGGATTAAAAATAAGCGCGAGCGGACAGCAATTAATTACCGGAAAGGTTTTGAAGCAGACCCAAAATTCCTTGAAATCTGGGAGAAGATTAAAAAGAAAACAACTTACCGGGTTAATTATTTAACAAACGATCTTATCGATTTAGCATCGAAAGCAATTCATGAAATTCCCGAAATTAAATCCCCTTCAATTCGTTCGACAAAAGTATCTGTAACTATGTCCGATGAAGGTGTAGGAACTTCCTATTTAGGCGATAAAATTGAATCTTATGACACTTACTCCTGGAAAATCCCAGATGTATTGGGATACATTCAAAGTAAAACAGAATTAACAAGATCGACAATTCATGCGATCTTAAGTAAATCGGGCAGAATCAACGACATTTTGATTAACCCTCAGTTATTCTTAGACTTAGCCTCAAAAACCATTAAGCGAACGTTGTTCGAACTGATGATCGATGGCATAAAATATCAAAAAATTGGAACTACAGAATACGAAATGGCATTGTTTGAAGCACAGGAATTAGAAGTATACCTCAATGATTTTTCATTCAAGGTATCTGACCCAAACAAAACCATTTATGAAGAGTTTATGCCTTTGGACTCCGGAGTTGAAAGTCAATTTGCCAAAGATTGTGAAACCAGCGACCAGGTCAAGTTTTACTTTAAATTACCAAATTGGTTCAAAATTCCTACACCAATAGGTAATTACAATCCTGATTGGGCCCTAGTTTTTGAGGATGATAAGAAAATTTATTTCGTTGCTGAAACCAAAGATACCGGAACACCGCGGGTTGATTTATCCAAACTTAGCGGAGACGAACAACTTAAAATCAAGTGTGGTAAAGCACATTTTAATGAGTTTGACAGCCTGGAATATCGAGTTGTAAATAAGGTAGGGCAATTAATTGAATAACATTCCATAGGATGAATAAAGAGACATCAATTAAGCTTTTTGAGCAAAAGCAGGTCCGTTCGGTCTGGGATGATGAACAGGAAAAATGGTATTTTTCGATTGTCGATGTGGTAGGGGTACTTTCGGAAAGTGTTGATCCACAAGCATACTGGCGCAAATTGAAACAACGGCTCAGGGAAGAAGGAAATGAAACCGTGACGAATTGTCACGGTTTGAAAATGGTTGCAGCCGATGGGAAAATGCGTATGACTGATGTAGCCGATACAGAACAGTTATTCAGACTTATACAAAGTATCCCTTCACCAAAAGCCGAGCCCCTTAAAGTATGGATAGCCAATGTTGCCCGCGAACGCATTGATGAAATAGAAGATCCGGAAATTGGTATCGACCGATTGATGGAAACCTATTTGCGTAAGGGATACTCCAAAGAATGGATCAATCAGCGGCTTAAAAGCATCGAAATCCGGAAAGAACTGACCGACGAATGGGAAAATCGTGGAGTTCAAAAAGGAAAGGAATTTGCAATCCTTACTGATGATATCACCAATGCCTGGAGTGGGCTTACAACCAAACAGTATAAGCAATTCAAAGATCTGAAAAAAGAAAACCTTCGTGACCATATGACCAATCTCGAATTGGTGCTCAATATGCTGGCCGAAGCCACTACTACTGAAATTTCGAAAGAAAAGAAACCAAAAACATTTCCCCAAAACAGAAAGATAGCCAAACAAGGTGGAACAATTGCAGGTAATACCCGAAAAGAAATTGAGGCAAAAACCGGTAAAAAAATAGTATCAAAAATTAATGCAAAAGGATTAGATAAAAACCCCGAAAACAAAGAACTAACCTGATAATGCCCTGCAGAAATTAAATGTTATTGGTGATTTTCATTTTTAATTCCTGCAGCTTTTTTTTATCTGTTCAATAGCTACAGCCGAGCCTAAAAATCCAGCCTAATCTAAATCCGAGCCCCCTTGCTCATGTGGGGTTTATTTTTTTATTCCAGTCTCAATTCTGAGAAAGATTGCAATTAAATCTCACTTTTTTATTTCGTTATTCATCTTTTCTTCTGCAATTAATTGATTGCCATATCGATAAATCATCTTATCTTTTTTACCTTTTCCAGTTCCTGCATCCTCAGTTTTTTTCCATGATTAGATTCTGATTTTTTACTTCTGTCTGTCAAACTCCAAAGTATTTCAGGTAATAGCATTTAAGGAAAATTCCCTGCGAAGGTGGGGTACCCCATCACGATCCAGTCTCTTCAGTAAAGAACTTTCGCAGCATATCCTCACTCCCTATACTTATTCCGGTATTCCACGGTTTCTTGACTGCCTCTCTGTGGCACCCCTAAAGACCATGCATATAATTTTTACCCTTAAATTTTATACCATGAAAACTTCTTTTTTAACTCAATCAGACCGGACGAAAAATGAAAAAGTATCTAATTACTGGAACACAAACAACACCGATTCTGCAATCAACACCTGGAATTCAGAAAATGAAGAATATGATTCAAACCCTGATTTAACAGAAAAGATAGCAGAAGAACTTCTCGCAAAATATGAGAATAATTAACTTCTCTCACTTTCCTTTAAAACCTCTCCGGAGGTTTTTTTTATGCCCTTTCATTCGCTGCTGTTCGTCTTTTTTTTGAGGAAGTTTCCTTTTACACTCAAATTCGTGAGCAAATTTATTGATCGCCGGAGCGGAAAAGTAAAGGGCCTTCCGGCGCCTGGCAGGTCACGTTTTGACATAGCGCCTCCCGGCACTTCGTGCTCGGTCACTTTCCTGGATCTATCTGTCCAAACTGGTTTGAAACTGACATGCGCCCTTGACAGAATCCGCCCGGCTCAATCTGGTAAGCTCATTAATTTAACTGTAACGGCGAGCCAGATGCCATAATAAACCCGCAAGGCAGCGGTCAAAACGTATGATTCCAGAGATTATCTCCGAAGTTCAGATTTCGTATTCTTCAATTATTAAAGCGCGTGACCGAATGAAAATTACCGGGTCAACTGAATCCTACTGCGCTTTCAAGTTGTTCTGGCCCGCTTATGACCACATTGAATTCATGTACATGCTCATGCTTAACCGCCAGAACCAGGTTCTTGGTTATCATCAGATTTCCAAAGGTGGGATGACCGGAACAATAATAGATATCCGGGTTGTTTTCCAGGTTGCACTCAAAGCCTGTGCTACTTCAATTATCGTTGCACATAACCACCCGTCAGGTAATCTGGATGTTAGTTCAGCAGACCGAAAGATTACCCAGAATCTCAAAGAGGCCGGTCTTATCCTTGAAATTCCCCTGCTTGATCATCTGATTCTCTCCTCTGAAGGCTATTACTCCATGGCAGATGAAGGTATTCTTTAAACTAAAATTTACAAACCGGCGTGCCAGAAGCCAAAATAAGTCCCGAGGGCACGGGCAATAAAATTATGGATTTAATCGATTGGAAAATTATTGCAAGTTACACCCGGATGGAAGCTGTTGCCGATGGAATTCAGGTACCCATTAGTCCGGATATTTCCAAAGAGGCAGGAATCAAATTTCCCGTTTTTCTTACACGCAGAGTTTATGACAAGTATGTTCTGGTTCCCTTTGAAATGCCTGATCAGAGTGAACAAGGTCGGCTTTGGGATATCCTGTATATGTTTTCACTCTCAGCCCGAAGATGTTCAGGGGAAGAATTGAAATTTGGGTTCTGTTGCCAGCTTCCCGATAAAGGTGATTGGACCAAATACGAGAAAGTTTGCGAAGGAAACCGGCAGCTTAGAGAAGTTACCCTCAGAGCAGTGATTGGTCCGCTTGATCTGGATGATCCATCCCCGGCTATCACGATCCTGTTTCCGGATGAAGATTAGAAAATTAATTAACCGGCGTGCCAGAAGCCACAATAAGTCCCCTGGGCAGGGTGCTAAATCAATGACAGAAAATCAGTTCCGGGAAGAAATGTCTTTTTATCAGCGCAGATTTGAACGGTTACACCGCGCTATCATCAAGGATATGAAGGAATTCATCAATAAAAATCCTTCTTATGACAGCACTTTTTACAAAACAGTTGAAAGCTTTTCAGCGAATATTACACTAACCGGTGAATGGGTTAAGCTTCTAAGAAGTTATAATTCAAATAAATGCGCTAATATCTTAAGATTATCAAATGAATTTATTACTAACAACGGCGTGCCAGAAGCCAAAATAAATCCGAAAGGCGTCGGTAAAACAGATGTCCCAATATGCCAATGATCCACGAATGATCAAAGCGAAGTTTAGCTCTTGCTGCTCAAAATGCAAGGCTAAACTGGATAAAGGTGTCAATATCTACTATTGGCCCTCCTCCAAAGAAGTATTCTGCATGACTTGTGGTGATGCTTCTTACCGGCAATTCCTGTCTGCAGCTGCAGACGAAGATGTTTACAATGGATGTGGATATCCTTATGCCAATTAATTTAATCCGCTGTGCAAGAGGTAAAGAAAACCTCTGCACGGCGGTATTTTTTTGTTCCACAAAACTCCCAGGGTAAATCTCCCTTAGTAAAACCCTGATTGCTTTTTTTCATCTTACAGGGATCAGTAAACTTCAATGCAACCCTTACTATCCGGCAATTTTATTAGTCCGGTAATTTTTCAGCCGTTTAGTCACCACCTTTTCGACTTATCCTGGCAATTCCCAAACTGATCTGCTTTTTTTTGCAATAATTTGTGGTCTTCACCATTATCTTCCGCAGAGAGCAGCTCATACATGGGGTAACTTTGGATTGATCCCTTAACCTAACCCTTTCCCAACTGTAGATTGATCCTATTTCACTGATATTTTAAATCAAATTCAATGCGAAGATAGAATGCCCCATCCGGTAACGGTCCCCTCATTCAAGAACTTTCGCGGCATATCCTCTATCCTACCTCCTTCCGGTATTCCACGGTTTCTTGACTGCCCTTCAGTGACACCCTTTAAAAATCTTGCATATAATTTTCACTTAAAATTAAGTATCATGAAAAAGTTTCAAAAACATTTTGTAGGAAAAGGCAAACAGGTAGAAGGTCTTCAAATTATCAAAGTAACCGTAAACATGGATGATCTGAACGATCTCTCTTACGAGTTCAACGGCGAAACTTACGCCACTTTTGAAGTTGCAAAAATGAAAACAGCAGACCAGTTCGGTCGCGAATTTACAGTCTATGTAAGCCGCAAAGAAGAAGTTACCGACGAACCGGAAACTGAAATAGAAAACAAACCGGAACCGAAAATGAAAAGGCCGGCTAAAAAAGTAAAGGAGAGCATCGATGAAGTAGCCGATCTTCCCTTCTAAAGATGAAAAAACCCTCTAATCAGGGTTTTTTTGTGTTCGATTTTTTTCTGAGAAATACCCTTTTACACTCAAATTCGGGGCAAAGTTATTGATCGCCAGCCGGAAATGTAAAGGGCCGTCCGGCGAAACAAGTTATTCTTTTAGCGTTTCGCCTCCCGGCACTTCGTGCTTATTCAGTTTCCCAACCGGACAATGAGCGGAGTCGAATTGCCGGTTGAGAAACTGACATACGCCCTTGACACTATCCGACTGGCTCAATATTAAATGCCCGTAATTTAAGTATAACCGGCGAGCCAGATGCCAAAATAAATCCGTAAGGCAACGGTAGATGATTATGATTAAGAATAATGGTTCCGCAGT